ATTAAATTCTATTTATAATTCTCCAAAAAGAATAGAAACAAGAGGAAAAGTTCTAACAGAGGAAGATTTAATAGAAGAAGCTTTGGCTGAAGAATTCCAAGAATTTAAATTAGGAGGACAAGTTCAAAATAAATTAAAAGAAACACTTTTTACAAAAATATTAAATTTCCTTAAAGATTTATTAAACTTATCTAAAAGATTAGATAATACTTCTTATAGAAGACAATTTTATCAAAGAATTGTAGATGGTCAATTTTCTCATTCTCCTAAACTTATTTCTAAAATAGAACAGTATAAAGATAGTGTTTTTGAGAATATAAAAAGATTAAGTACAGAGAATGTAATAGATGTAACTAATTCTATTCATGGCAGGTTTATTGAAAATGCATTAAAAAAAGGTAAGTTATATGATATTGTAGATGGAAATAATACAGATTATGATGAATTATTTAATGATGCTTTTTGGGATACAGTAGAAGAATTAGATGTCATAAATCCTAAAATAGGGGATAATGTAGCCTTATCTGTAAATCAATTAAAAGATCGTCACAAATTAATTCTAAAAGATTTTAATATTCTTACTGAAGATGTTGAAAATCTTGAAGATAAACTTTTTTCAGATGAAAAAACAAAAGATACAGAGTTTAATAAAAATTCTGTAGAGTTTGACCCAAGAGCATCCATGAAAAAAGCTGCTAAATTAGTTTTAAGTACATTAACTCATTCCCAAGTAAATAGTGTTGGTTTACCCACAAATGTATCTTATAGAGAAGTAAACAATATTTTGCTTAGAAATTTATCTAATGTTCCAACAGATATTGAAGAATATTTATACACTATAAATAAATTATCTAATAAATTCCCTTATTTGGCAAAATTACACTCATTATTGTCTGGAAATTCTTCTAATACTAGATTAGTGGGGGATTTTATAGATTCATTCAATAATACATTTGTTAATTACAATTTAATAACTGATGTTGGGGGAAATCTAAAAACAATGAGTTCAGCGGATGCATCTATTAAAAATAATGTTATTGCTGACTGGAAATTAAATCTTGAAAATAACATAAATACTAATCCTAATATAGTTGAAGAATTATCCAATTTTAAAATTAATAGAAAAACTCTTTACAAGTTTTATAACCTTTTAGGGATAGCAGATGTAAAGTTTACAGATCAGGCTTTAACAGAAGCAGGTTTAATACAAAGTATAATTAAGTCTAAAAAAGATTTAAAACCAAAAGACTTACTAACTATATTTGATGTAAAAGATACTACGTTTAAGACAGAAAAAGGGTATAATCTTTCTTATATATTTTCTGATTTAGCATTAGAGGAGTATAAAAACAGAGATGATATTGATGTAATGATATTTAATATTGAGGGAAAACCTGTGTACCCTGTAACTCAATATAACTATCTTTCTATGACAATTGGATGGATGAATTATTATAAACAGAAATTTTATGATAACTCAGACATTAAAGAACAATTTAAAGAAAGGGGATTAAGAGCATATTTAGAAACTAAGATGCCTCATTTGTTTAATGTTCAAACTATTAATTCTGAATATCTTTTTGAGTTTATTAATTCTCCTAATCAGAGATTAAGTTATAGTTTATTTTTAGGAGTTAAAATAGGTAAAAATGAACTAGATTTCAAAACAGCTACTGAAGCAGATTATTATGTGACTGCTTTAAAAATGTTTCTACAAAATAAAGAAATATTCTCTTTAACTCAAGGAGATAGGCAAATATTTCCAACTTTTAAAATTCCTAGGTTATTTAATAATATAGAAACAATGACTTCGGCTTATATAGGTTATATAAAAGACGAAGTGGAAAAGTTTAAATTATTAGAGAAAAATCCTTCAATAATATCTAAAATGGATATTGATTTTTCAAAAACTATCATAGACCCAGAAATTTTTAATATAAAAGATGCTTTTAGCAATTATGATAATTTAGATGAATATCTTGATTCAAAAAGAAATGAAATTTATAAATCTTTAACCAACTTTGTCAATAAAAATAAAGCATATTATATTAAAGTTTTAAAGGATGAATTAGAACTTAAAATAAATAAATTATTTAATAAATCTGATTTAGGAACAGCCTCTTTTGAAGATTTAGTGGAAAATTGGTTTATTAATCAATACATGGGAAACATAGAACAATTCAAATTATTCTATGGGGATATATCGTTATTTGGAGATTATTCTAATTTATGGAAACGTTTAAATACTCCTACATCTACAGGTAGTCCTGGAAATGTATCTGAATATCTTTTAGATGAATTAAATAATGAAGATGATAAATATACAATAGGAGATTTTAATTATAGAATATCAAGAGAAAATGCTGGAGTTCATAAAACTACTATAAAAGAACAGTTCCTTAAAGATAAAGATACTGAATCAGAGGTTGTTTCCAATATTGAAGCTATTGCAAAAGCAAAGTACGAAAAATTATTTAAGGTATTTGATTGGAAAGAAATATATAAAAAAGAACAAAAAAAGATAGATAAGTTTGAAGGCAACACTCCCTTAGAAAAGCTTATTAATTACAAAGTAGCTAAAGATACTGCACCTTATAGAAAAATAACAGAGGGAGATGGATTTTCATATTTAAATCTATATGAATGGAAAAGAATTATGAAAACTTGGAAACTTTGGACAGATAAGCATAACAGACTTTTTGAAAGAGAATATGAAGTTTTAAAGATAACAATGAATAAAGAGTTATCTAATGAACAAAAAATGGAAGAAATCAATAATCTATTTGCGTCTAACTCTATAGATGTAGATGATTATTTTGACCAACATGAACAGGCTTCCTTATTAAAACCACAATATAGTGGAGTAATTTATGATAAACCATTTACAGAATATGTTCAATTATCTTCTAAAGAAAGAATGAATATTTATGGTATTCGGAAAACCTCTTTCATGCCTTTATTACCTTCTGTAATATTTGGAACTGGTTTAGAAAAAATGCATGAAAAAATGCTTTTATCTGGAACTGGGGTAGTATTTTATGAAAGTGCTGCAAAGGTTGGAGCTGTCAAAAAGGATAAAATGTATAATTCTGATGATGTAGTGTCTATGGAAAATAATCAATTTATAGATGATACGTCAACTTATCTCAATTATCAATATTTAAAAAACCAGCTTTATATTAAGTCTGAAGAAAAAAAATCTATTATAGATTCTACACAGTCTAGAAAAAATATGATTGCAGATAAATATCATCAAAAAGTACCTATAGATTTTATATTAAAAAATGCTGACGAAGGTAAAACCTTTAAAGATATAAAGACTGATTGGAATTCTCTGTCGGAAAAAGAGAAATTAGCCAACTCTGAATTACATTCTTATGTAGAAGAATATCTAAAAACCCTAAATGTAATTATAGATAGAAATACTAAATTATTATTAGCAGAATTAGATATTAAAAATTTAGATGAAAGTTTTGAAGATTTTGATATTAAAAATATCAAAAAATTATTAAAACTCTTAAAAAAACAAGCAAGAAGCCGAAATAATACTTTGGATATTATAGATGCTTTTCAATATATGATTGATAGAGGCTCTACCCTATTTAATGTATTTCCTAATCAAAGTAAATTAGAGTCAATATTGACATCAATGGTCACATCCAACGTCATAAAATTTAAAAGAATTGGTTCTGATTATGCTCAAGTTTCACCTGTTATGTGGGAAACAAAAGATAGTGAAAGAATAAATAATAATAAAACAAACCCTAAAGTTTTAAAATTTTATTCGGAAGATTTAAAACCCTCTGAAGTTATGATACCTGCTCCAAAAGATTTATTAAAAAAATTGGAGCAAGCTATTAAAAATCCAAAAGATAATAAAGAAATTTTTAAATATTATCAAGCAATAAAAGGAGATTATCCTGACGGTTTTAATATCAAACTTTTAACAGATCTTTTAAATAAATTAATAGAAGTAGGTTATTTAGATACAGAAGTAACTTTTAAAGCATTACGTATTCCTAACCAAGAATTATCTTCTAACGATGTTATTAAAGTAAAAAAGTTTTTATTACCAACTATGTCAAAAATGGTAGTGATTAATGCAGAAATGGTAGCAAAAACTGGTTCTGACTTTGATATTGATAAATTAAATGTTTATTTTAAATATTTAGATAAATCATTAAAAACAATTAAGTATACAGAAGGCACAGATGAAGAATCTATTAGTCAGAGATTTAAATCTCATTCTCAGGAACGCATTCAATCAATGATTGAAAACCTTTTAGATAAAGATATTTCTTCAATATCTAAAGAAATATCTAATATCTATGAAGATATTGCAACACTTAAAAAAGAGTTTAGCGATGAATTAGAGGATTATCAAGACCTTAAAGAAGAGTCTGGAGAACTTTACCAACAATACAAGTCAGAAATGGCTACAGTATTGGATTCTTTTAAACAAGATATTATAACCTATAATCAATCTAATTCTCAATTTGATTTTAAATTAAGTGAACAAGAAATACAGGAATTAGAAAATGTAAATACAATAGGTAAATTAAAACATTTTTTATTTAAAATAAAAACGAATAAAGAAAATGAATTAGGTAATTCTCTTATTATACTTCGTAGTATTAAAAATGATTTAAATGAGAAATTAAATAATTTGTATAAAACTCTTCCTAAAAACAAAGATCCTTTTTTAAATAAAGAATTTTCTAATTTACATTCTGAGTATACCAAAGCTAAATATAAATTAGAGCAGTATTTAGATGAAAATGATAACTCATATAAAACTGTCTTGGCTACTATTCTGCAATTAGACACTATATTTGATAGTGTAAATAATCTTAAAGAAGTCTTAAATGTAAAAAATAAAACTAAAAATGAATTAAACGAAAAAATAAATGAAGAATTTTTTGAAAAAATAAAACAATTAAAGTTCCAAAAAGAAATTTGGCAAAATATGGAATTAGAGTTGTTTAAAAAACTTCCTATAGAAGTACAAAATTCTTCATCTGCATTGTATAATAAACTATCTGAAATAGAAGAAAATCTTATTTTAAATGAATGGAATTTATCAGATTTGTTACATCCTATTGGAGATGGAGGGTTAAAAGAATTTCTCGAAGAAGAAATAGAACCTACCCAGAATGAATCTGATAGATTTTCTATAAAAGAGAAAAAGGCATTGTATCATTCTTTACATCCTTCAAACAATTTATCTAAAAAATTAGATTTGAAAGAAGCAGAGATAGGAATTGGACAATTTGCAACACATCTTACCCATCATTCTATAGGGAGAGATATAGTTTTATATCCAACAATGTTTTCTAAAAAACATAAACAAACTTTATCAACGGAATTAAAATTTGATGGTTTTCAAAATGATTATAGTTTAGACAACTATCTTACATCAGATATTGAAAATATATTTCAATTAATTTCTGGGCATCTTACTACACAAGTGGATGCTGCAAAAGAACCTTACGCTGTATATTTAAATATTAAAAACAATACAATTCCCATTATTTCATATCTTATTAGAAGAGGAGTATCTAAAGATATTGTGTACAGATTTATGACTCAGCCAAAAGTTTTAGAATATATTTCTAAATCTGGAAATTACAGAAGTCTCAGTTATAAATTTTCCAATAATAAATTATATTCTACTTTCTTTTCTCCTTCTAAAGTAGCTTTTAAAAAAATATTTGATTTAAAAGAAAAATTAAGTTTTGATTTTGAAAATATAAACTCTATATCTTTAAAAGATTTAAAAACAAAGCAAGACGATATTTCATTCCAAAAAAATGCAGTGCTGTATTTTATTTCATTAGAAGAACAAGCAAAGACTTTTAACAATCTTAGAAAATTAATGTCCTCAGATACAACTTTTCATAAATCTTTGAGCTCCTATAAAGAGTTAATGAATTTACAAAAAGAAGTAGAGGAAACAAGAATGTTTGGAAATGATATTAAACCTTATTTAGAGCAAGGATTTATTAAACCTTTTACAAAAAGTGCTAAACTTTATTATCACCCTTGGAAATCTTTATTTTTATCAAGTAGAGAATTTGCTTCTTACATAGGAAATTATATAGACATTTATTCTAATGCTATTGCAGATTCTTTAGGGTTATCTAAGCAAGATTCTGAGAAAAGAACAAAAATAAGAAATTCAATGGAAAGACAATTTTTTGCTTTCATTAAAGATAGTTATGTTAAACCTCAGACCAATATAGATGTTGCATCCGCACTTTCATATATAGGTAAAAACTACAAAGGTATTAATGTTAAAAAATTGTTTAGTGTATTAATGAATTATGGTTTAGAAAACAAAAAAAATGTTGTTCAATCCAAACTTAAAAGTTTTACTCCCTTTGAAATTAATAACTATATTCTTTTATTTAGAAAATTAGCCACTGTAAAAGCTATAAATATTTCAAATAATGAAACTGTAACAGGGGAAGAATTAGTTAAAGCTATTTATTATCAACATTTGAAACAGACAAAAAATGATTTTTCTCCATTTGCTATGGATACTTTAATCCCAGGAAACATTAAAATGGAAGTTCTTTCTCAAATATTAGATGAGTTTTTAAAAAAAGAATCTTTTAATTTTAACGAAATATTTACTAAATTTGTAAAAGAATTTCAATTGGCTAATGATAGATATATAGGTTATGGAGCATTTAAAGGTTTATTAGGTAAATCGACTGAAAACTTTGGAGAAGAAAATAGTTATACCGTTATTAAGGATGAATTTGGAAACAGTTATGAATCTAAATCTTTTGCCTATGATTCTAATTTGGAATCTGAAGACGTTGAAAACGTAACACCTTCTGAAGATAACTACGATGAAGATAGTAAACCTATAAACGATTACATAACTCAACCTTTGTTAGAATTACAAAAACTAAAAGATTTTCATAAAACACCAATTATTACTAAAAACACTATAAAAAATATTTATTTCTTTGATGGTGCATCTAAAGATACTGTGAATGGTTCAAACGCATATCTAAATGACTCAATCTTAGATTTTGAAAAAGGAGTAGTTTATATAAAAACTCCAACTATTATATTAGATGGAGAGAAAAGAGATTCTAAAAAATTAAAAATAGGTACTTATGAAATCGAAAATGGTTCTAAACAAGTAACTATTAATTTTAATAATGTTTATGCTTCTTTAAAAAGAAACACTAAACAACAAGAATCTATGCCTCAACAATCAGAAGTAAATACAGTAGAACAAAATAAAGAATTAGATTTAAATCAAAATTTAAATACTATTTTACATGAATTAGGTTTAAGAAAATTAAAAGTTTCAGATGAAATATTTTCTGCACCTATAAAAGCTATTAGTAAAGAAGCTGCATTTAGAGGAATAATTGTACAGATTTTAGAAAATCCTATTGTCTTAGCAGATATAGATTATTCTAAATATTTAGATAAATTTGACATAGATAAAATAAAACAACTAAAAGAATTAACTGAAAAATTAAGAAGTTTAAATATGAAAGTATCTGCTAATCAAAAAGACATAAATGTTTTAAGAGATTACGCAGATACCACAAAGATACTTCAACAAAATATTATTGATATTTTTACACCTTATTTAAAACAATTTGGTGAAAATGTTAAATTTGAATATACTAATTTAAGGGATGTAGAAATAACAAAAAAAGAAACTAAAACTGCTTGCGAAGGTGGATTAAATATTTAAAATATGGGATGTTTATTATTTAAAGAATCAAAATTAAATTTCTTAGAAAATTTAAAAACTGAAGGATATATTAATAGTAGAAGAGAATTAACTTTTGAAAAAGATGTTCACAAATACTTAAATGATTTAGTCAATATACTGAATTTAAATTATGATTTAAATCTAAAAGCACTAGTTACTATAAAAGAAATAAAAATAAAAACTGGAAAAGATTTCAGTAGAGATAGTGAAAAATTTATATTAACCCCGATTGAAGAATCTTTTGAACAAATAGATAATCGTAGAAAAGAATTAGGTATTTATGAAGATAGAATAAGTATAGGTGAATACAATAAAACACAGAGTGAAAAAATTAGCAACCAGAAAGAAATCAATAGATTAAATTTCTTTAATGGAGATGTAATTTTATATGAACAAGAATTAAAGGATTTTGAAAATGAAGCTAATTTAATGAGATTTTCTGACCTTAGACAAGAATTAAGAGTTCAAGAAGGTAAATTAAATTTTAAAAATGGGAAAATAAGTGATTTTGAAATTTTATCTGAAAATTCAGTAATAGACAAAGAAATATCTCAAAAACAAGCTCAAACTATTTTTAACAAAAAAAATAAAACTATTCAAGATAAAAAAGATTTATCTATTTATTTTGCTAATTATTTTCTGAATTCTGTTTATGATAAAGAAGGATTACTTTATTTAGGATATACAAGATTTTTAAGATATGGCATTACACCTCCAAAATTACTAATTGTAAAAGATAATGGTAGAAAAAATCCATTTTTTCAGTACAATAATGTAGTTATTATTGGTTTAGACCAAATAGAAGATTTATTAAGCAATGTAAAAACCCCTTCATTTGAAAAGTTTGAAAATCTAATTAATACTGTTGCCCAAGAAGAGGTTATTCATTTATATGCAGATTATATTTTAGATCATCAAGATATAGATAATATCTATAATGAAATGACGGAAAAAGATATTGAACAAATTAAAAAAATATATGGTAATTCATCTATTCAAAAAGAAAATATAGTTCACGAATATGTAAGAATGGTAGTTCAACAAAGAGTATTTGGTAAAACTACTGAATATGAAACATTTACATTATCTAATGCAATTATGTCTTTTTTTGAAAATCTTTTAGAACGTTTAAATGATTTTTTATCTACTATTATAGGATCAACTAATACTCAAAAAGCAATAGAAGATGTTATAAATTTTACTAAAGGTAATTTTTCAGAAGAATTAGATAAAAAAATAATAAATAGAGTATTTGAAAAGGGTAAAATTTTAGAAAGTAATCTTGAACAACTCAATCAAAAAAAAGAGAACTTAATTACTGATAGTAACCAAGCTGTTAACCAAGTAGTAAAACCAGGAGTATCAGAATTATTTGAATCTAATCCTGAGTTAGCTAATGATGTATATGAAGCTGCTGGTATACCCAAATTAAGGTTATACAGGGTTTATAACCCTTCTGCTAAAGGGACGGTAATAGAGGGTCAAGAAAAATATACAGGTCAATGGTTTACTACAGATTTAGATTATGCTTTATCTTATGTAGAAAAAAATAAAAAAGTAATAAAAGGTCAAAATGTAACTGATAATAAATATGATTATTCTGATTTAAAAGTAGATGTAGTAGAACTAAATCCCTCAGAAGCAAAAAAATATTTATTATCACAAGAAACTATTTTAAAAGAAAAATTAGACGTTGAACCTGATAATTTTATAATACCTTCAACTATAACAAGAAGTACTACAATCAACATAGGGAAAGAAATAGGTGTTAGCAATAAGGTTATTAAATCTTTTTTACCTTCTGAAAAAGATGTATTTAAAAAGAATATTCCTTTACCTACTACAAGTAAATTTGAAAATTTATTACAGTTAGAACAACAAGCTCAACAACAATATTCTCAATATCTTGAACAAACTAGAAGACAAGATATAGAAGGATTTAAAGAGTTTGTACAAGAAGAAAAAGAGGATTTAAAACCTTTTATAGATGAATCTAATAAAGTAGGAGATGAGAGTATTAATGAAAGATTAAAAAAATATGAAGAATCTATTAAGATTCCCAATAGTGTAAAATCTAAAGTTCTTGAAAAAATAGAAAAAGAAACAAAAAAAGTCAAAGAAAAATTATTATCTTTAGGGTTAAAACAAGAAGGTAATAAATTTGAGTTAATTACTAATTCTTATGCTACTTTTAGGATGAAATTAAAAGAATTAGAAAATGTAAACGCAATTATTTCTACTAATAAAACATCAGATTTTTATCAAATAATTGCTCGTTTAAAAAACACTGATTCCACTATGGAATTAAAAAAACAAGGAGAATTACCTTTTACACCCATAGAAGTAAAACAAGTAATTCAAGAACAACAATTTTTAAATGATGTAGCAGATAATGTTTTTGAAGGATTATCGGAAGAAGAAAAACAAATTTTAAAGAAAAAAATAGAAAACGGAGATTACGATTTAAACTGTAGAATATGAGCACAACTTGTGGAATAAACTTAGAATTAACAAAAGTAAAAGATGATTTACTGAAAGGAATAAATCCTTTAGAGCAAATAAAAAACAATTTAGATCAATTATCTAATATTGATATAGCTAAACTTATAAATCAAGTTAGCGATTATTTTGAAACATCATTAGTAGATGGAACAACCCTTAAATTAAATAAAGGCTTATTAGATTCCAGTGGGAAAGTATCTCGCTATGTTTATAAAGGAACTTCAAATATTGCGTTTAAAGAAAGGGCTACAGATACTTCTAAATTAGCAGATTTAAAAAAATGGGGAGCAGATGTAAGAACTGAATCTGAAAAAAGTGATAATATTATTAAGGCTGAAAAAGGTACAGCCATCCATGCTGCTGCACAGTTTATAATGAATAGTTTGATTCAAAATGATAAATCAGGGTTGATTTGGGATTCAAAAGAAACTCTTTCTGATAAATCATCTATTTTAGCAATGTTACATTCTAATTCTAAAAAAGCAGAATCTATTTATGATGCTCTTGAAAAAGGGGTAAAAGAAATATTTGAACAAATAAAAGAAAAACAGAGATTAGTAGACCCTACAAAACAAGCAATTATTCTTACTGAAAAAATGGTATTTGATACCAATACAGGTTCTACTATGGATTTATTTTATATGCTTTCTAATAAAAAAGCAGGTATTTTTGATTATAAAAGCATTACTCCTTATAATAATAGCTTACTAGATGAAGATGGAAACTTAATTTCTGATAAATGGATAAGTTCTCATAAGCAAATGACAATGAATCTTCAAATGTCTAAAATAGCTGAACTTGTAAAAACTTCATTTGGTATAGATTTAGAAATGGCAAGAATAGTTCCTATTCAAGTTCATTTTGAATTTAAAGATAAGAAAGATTGGAAAAAAGGTTCAATACTTAAAAATGAATTATCAACTTTAAAAATAGGAAAAGATGAATCAGAATTTTTGAAACAAATTCCTATGATTGTAGAAAAGTTTGATAGTAAAGAATTAAATGAGAATCTTAATAAATTATTGATTCTTAAAAACAATTTATTAATAGAAATAAATGCTACAGGAAAAACTGCGTGGAAGAAAAAACAAACCCTAGAGTATAGATTAAGAAAAGTTCAATCCCAAATAAATAACTTACAAGTTGATAAAGACTTAGAAAATATATATAGTTATTATAAAGAATTAGTTGATAAATATTCTGCTTATGAAACAGGTTCTTACAAGTTAAAAAACATAGATGATGAATATATAGAATATTTAAATGATAGAGGAGAAAAAATTATAGAAAAAAATCCAAACTATCTTACTTTAGAAGATATAAGAGATTTAGAAATTTCTATAAAGACACTTTTATCTATTTTATATTCTACTGAGGAATTCATGAAAGAATTAAATATTAAAGACAAAGAAAAATATAATTATTTTAGACAAATAGAGGCTCAATATGTAAAAAGAGCAAACTACATGTTAAAAGAACTTGAAGAAACTAAACTGCATAGAGTATTAACACCCTCTCAAATAAAAACATTAAAAGATTCTCAATCTTTAGGGTTATTAGGTACTTGGGCAAACCGACCATCTGAACAGAACAATGTGATTGTTCAAGTCTATAGTAATTTAATGGCAGAGGCTAATAATGAAATCAGGATAGAATTACAGGAGTTTGAAAAAGAATTAACTTCTTATTTATTACCTTTACAACAATGGGCTAAACAAGCTGGAAAAAAAGGTTTTTCTATGTATGATATCTTAATAGATAAAAAAACAGGAAATCTCTATAATTCTTTAAAACCAGAATTCTTTTCCATATTAAAATTAGAACGAACAGCTTCAAAATCAAAAACAAAATCTGTTAGAGAAAAAGCAAAGAAAAATATACTTCAATATTACACAATTAAAGATAATCATAAAGAGATTTTTGAAATAATGAAAGAAAATTTCATAAAAAATCAACAACCAGATGGTAAAACTTTAATGCAATGGGAAGAAAAATGGGATATAAATTCAGATAATGTAGTTTTTGAAAACATTAATACTTTTTATAAATTAGATTATTCTAAAATAAATGACAGTTACTTTACTGAAGAATATAAAGAAATAAAAAAACATAAAGAGGTTTTAGATTTTTATAATTTTTGGGAAAAATCAATGTATAAATTCCTACATCAATTAGAAGTTTATGGAGAAAATCATTATTCTAACTTTATCCCTTGGATTAAAGCTGAAGCTTCTGAAACATTATTCAGAGAAGGAGCAGGAGCTATGATTAATGAATATAAAGAATCTTTGGCACTTGCTATGGGGGCTGAGCACAGAACAGAAGATACAGAAGCAGGTGATAAATTTGTACAAGGAAAAATTAATCCTGAAACAGGTGAAGAACAAAGAACTGTTCCTAGATTTTTTCTTAATCCTATATTTAATAATGAAGGACAAATAGACACATCTTTAAAATCTTTTGATTTAGCTAAGTCTTTATTTATGTTTGCTAATATGGCTATGAATTACAAACATAAGACAAAAATAGAAACAATAATTGAAACGCTTAAAGATATTTCTTTGATGGAAGACGCAGGTATTATTGCTAAAGATATAAATACTAAATTTCCAGGAGGGGATATTCATAAACTTACAGGGGTTCAAAACGAAATTTATCAATACATGGACAAAATGATAAAATATAATCTTTATGGTGTTCAATTTGATATGAGTGATAAAACAGCTAAACAAGTTAGATGGCTATTTGCTTTAGACAGATACAATAAAAAAAGAATCTTTGGATTAAATATAAATTCAGCCTTTAAAGCCCAAGTATCTTCTAGGTTAGCAATGTTATTTGAAGGAATAAAAGGTATATATTTTGACAGAAAAATGATGTCTTCTGCTTTCGATAAACAGGTTAAAGTAATGAAGGACGTAGCTACAAATACTGAAAATTTAGACTTTGAAATTATAAAATATTTTTCTCCTTATTCAGAATCTATAACTCCTGATAGAACAGCTAAATTATCAGTTGACCCTACTAATTCATTTTTAGGGATGTCTACAGACGATATAATTAACATGTTGGGTAGGGGAGATAGAGCAGTAGATAATACTATTTTATTAGCAATTATACAAAATTATGGTATTGATAATGGAAAATTAATTAGATTAAATAAGGCAGATAATATAAAAGGTATAAAAAGTTTATATGAAACAGCTTCTATAAAAGATGGAAAATTATCTATTCCTGGTATTATTACAAATGGAAAAACTGAAAATCTACAATTTTACACTCAATTTAGAAATATTGTACTAAATGTATCTTCCTCTATTAAAGGTAATATAAATCAAGAAGATATGAATATGTTGGGGGTGAATCTTTTATCTAGATTTTTTATGTCTATGAGGACATTTATACCTGCACTTGCAAAAGAAAGGTTTCAAGGTATTAATTATAATCAAGTTACAGGTGAAATAACTGTAGGTAGGTATAGAGCACTTTTTCAAAATATAGGTAAAAAACAAAAAGATAGATTATCTTCCATGTCGTCAGAAGATGCTCAAAGTGCTTTAGAAACATATGGATATATTGTTAAAGATGGCTCTAAACAAATTTTAAATTTTGCTTCCATGATGTTGACATATGGTTTGCCTAATATAGTATCTTTAGGGTATTTAAACAAGATAGAATTATTTAAATTCCAGAAAGAAATTGCTATAGCAGATCATAGATCAAGAGCAATTTTTGAAAATTATAAAGCTCAATACCCTAATACAATTGAAATTCAAAATCTTTCTTATGAAGATTTTTTAGACTATAAATTAAAACAAATAAAAACAATGAGTGTAGAAATAAGCATAATTATATCTTTTTTACTTGTTTTAAATGTATTAAAAAATATGGATTTAGACGATGATGATAAAAAAGATTATAGAGAACAAAAAGCATTAAGATTAGTTTATAAACAAATTTTAGGTACTTATAGGGAATTATCCTTTTTTGTAAACCCTTTAGATTGGACTCAAAATATGCAATCTATTTCTCCTTTATTTAGATTTGTAACAGATGCAATGAAATTAGTTATAAATACTGGGGATGAAACAACTGACTTAATTTTTGGGGAGGATAACAAAAAAGATCAAACACCTATAGGTTATTATACTAGTAGAATGATTCCTTATGTTAATAGTGTCAGCCGACAAATAGAATTATTTGAGCAAGATAAAAAAGTTTATTGGTAATAAATAAGAGGGAGGTCAATAATAACCTCCCTCTAAAAAACAAAAACAAACTTATTTAAAATAATCTTTTAGAAATTCATGAAATTTATCTTTAGTTTTAAAAGACATAAATAGTTCTTTAGGAATTAAACATTCTTTTATTTCCTTCCCATTTTTATCTTTTTGAATCACCTTAGTTCCCCATCCTTTTAATTCTTCCCAATATTGGGAATGAGAACTAAGATTTAAATCTTTGATTTCCATGTTTATTTAATTTTAAAAATCTCTTTCCAACGTTCAATAGCTTCTACATCTTCAACAATGTGAACTGAGTTTTCATCTCTTCTAACTATTTTAGTCTCTACTTTCGTAACTTTTTGATTTTTGTCAAGAATAGGAAATTGTTTAGGAATATCTTTATCTTCTTTGTTTTTCATCCTTACAATGAGTTGAATTTTATCATCATTAGGTAATTTTCCCAATGCAAAATCTACTACTTCTTCTAAAAAGAAGCCTTCAAATGTTTCTACTTCTTGTTGCCCTGATTCTAAATTAAATGTTCTTTTTCCTTTGTAATAAAATGGTGTCATATTTTAACTAATTTACGTGATGTTACTGTTCCTACTTGTTCTGATGTAATTTCTTCTTGAATTTTAACTCCTGGTACAAATGTAACTGCTTCTGCAATATTATTTCCTTGTTGTGTAGTTACTTGTACTACACACCCCACTCCTTCAATTTCCATTGCTTTTGTCGATTTCATCCATCCTTCGGCTACTGAAGATGCTTTACTAATAAGTTTGAAAGTATCTCCGTTCCCCCAAAATACAATGTCTTTTACATTTTTAGATGCACCATTTGCATCTGTGTTTATTAATGTTTTTTCCATATTTATTTAACTAATGCTTTTACTGCCCACATTGAGGCTTCTTCAATTGTTGTTTGTGCTATACTAATTAATCTAAATGTTTCTGCGTACTTATCATTGTATTGTACTGGATTTAGTTCAGCGTTTTCAGGCTCTACAGCAATTCCATTTTTGTAAGCATTTAAATAATCAATTAAAAATGCACAAGTTTCTTTTACTTTTGCTACTTCTTCTTTTTGAGAAGGATTGAAATTAATTCCAACCCTTTCTTCTCCAAATGTTAATTTACTCATTTTCTAAATAATTTTTTATTTTTTCAAAAATATCTTTGTCAAAGATACAATCATATTCTCTATCGTTTAGTAATAGAACCATTACCTTGTCGTTAAATTTAGTAATACTTGTAGACATAAATAACCCTTTAACATCTTGAATTTTAAAATAAAAATCAGTTGTTTTTAGATATTTTGTTACATCTATAAAAATAGGCTGGTTTTCATCAACATTTTCTCCTTCTAATTCTCTTAATACTTTGTCATAACCAGATAAATTATTTTCACCTATTTGATTTTTAACTTCATTTTGAATTTCTTGTTCTATATTTTCAAGAACTAATAGTTGTACTTTCATCTATAGTCTAATTTTAATTCAGTAGAATATTCTCTACCTTGTTCATAATACAAAAATAAAGAACTTTGTCTTGCTAAATTTAAATACGGCATTAACTTACTGTTATCAATATTATATTTATACTTAGCCCAGTAAACAAATAAACTTTTAGCTAAGGTTATTTTGTTTCTTCTATTTAGTTGTTCTTTATTTTTAGGTTTACGACCTGTTATTTTAGTCTCAAGAACCTCTTTACAATTAGTTCCTAATGCATTACATATTGAGTCTAATAAATCAACTAATCTGTATTCTATATTCATAATAATTGAGTTTTTGCTTTATTTATTGCTTTGAGATGGTTTTCTGTAGGAAACCCATTTGTTTTTTTGGAATGACAGTCACCACAACAAAGAAAAATGTTTTCTTCTGATAATGCAAACTCAGGAAATTTTGATTTTTCGAGTAGATGATCAAAGAAGATACTTAATGGCTCATCCCCAAGCCATAAATTGCAAGATTGACAATAATGTCTTCTTTTAGTCCAGATATCATAAAAAAGATTGAATTGTTTTTGTGTATATTCCCTTTTTGCTACATCTTTTACCTTTTGTTTAGCAGATTTATAAGCAATTTTTTTAGATGGATTTAATCGCAAGAAACACTCTTTAAGCATTCCCTGCGACCATATAAATCCTTCTCTTTTACATCCGCACTTACAAGTTTTTTTCTTTCTAA